GGGTTCAGGTGTACTCTATAATCATTCTCTAACACCTAATGTTGAATGGTATGTTGATGGTATCAACTTAACACAAAATTATTATACCTTGAGAGACATTGAAGTTGGAGAAGAATTATTTTCGTGCTATAATCCTAATATTACTTTTGAAGAATCAAAATGACAGTAAGAACTTTTGTTGACAAAAATGGAAATTCTTGGGAATGGGAAGAAACACCTGAAGTCCTAGAAGCACTGAAAAAACTTTATGAAACTCAGAATGACGCCAAAACAACAGATGTGGGCTAATATTTTTTCTTGTGCTCAACGAAGATCTGATATTTATTTTAAAGAAAAAGATCTTGAGAGACAAGCAAGAGAACATACAACTGTGGTATTATCCTTGCAAAAAGGTGATCAGTTTTGGAAAGAACTGCTATGAGTGACACAGATCCAACTTCTCCTTGGTATGAATTTATTTCCTACTGTCGTTGTTGTGACAGTCTAGGAGTTTCAATTCGACTACAATCATTTATGCGATATCATCAGTATTTGAGGGAGATTGGTTTGTATGATTAAAAAGTTTATTCGATGGTTCATATCCCCATCAAAAAAACCTATTGTCGAAACTGATGATGTTTATTCTAAGTTAATTGAACTTGAAGAACGTTTGATTGCATTAGAACAAGAAAACATTGAAACATCAAATTGTTTGTATGAATTGATGAACTCTATTGATGCAGTAGATGCTCGCATAGATATTCTTACACTTGAAAACTGGAAAGAGAAAGATGTATGAACTTGATGACTTTGAACGTGCCCTTGCTCACTTCGGCACAAGAGTTGACATCATCATTGCGCTTGAATTGGGTGGGAAGATTGATTCTCTTTCTGCTTACAAAGAAATCAAAGCAGAACTCAAAGAACTCAAGCGAGCAAAAAAACAATATGGTAAGGACATGTAGTAAGTGTTCTGAAGAGAAACCACTTAATGTAAATAATTATCAGATTGTAAAGGCATTCAAGAGTGGTTTCTCTTATTATTGTAATGATTGTTCTAAACCTAAACCAAGAGATTGATTATGGACTACAAAAAGTATTCGCTTGAAAACCTTGAAAATTGGCTGCATGATGCAATGTCTGCGGGTGAAGCAACACCGCAGGAAATCTATGATGTTATTGTTGGCGTAGCAAAAGAGAATTACTACATTTACAAACAACAGGTGTCTCAAGCATATGAACTTCTTGCTCTTCTGAATGGCAATGGCAAAGGTCACATCAAAGAGTATGATGACTGTGTAGATAAAATCTTGAGTTGTGATAAAGATGATCCTTCACCAGAATGTAAAGGTGCTTGGAATGATTTTTGGAACAAAATTGATGATGATGTTGCACAAGACATTAAAAAAAATGGATATGAATGGACTCCAGTAGCCGTCAAAAGTCCTCCAGTTTATGTGAATAAAGATGGTGATGTTTTGTTTCCAGAAAAATCTGATAGAGTTGTAAAATGGCAACTCCCCGTTGAACTCGATGGGTTGACTGGAGAGTGTTATGTTAATTTCCCTGATGATTTGCTAGAAGCAGCAAATCTTAAAGAAGGAGATACTGTGCAGTGGATTGATAATGGAGATAGTACATATACTCTGAAGAAAGTATAATGTACACTCTCTATATGTTAAAAGGTCTTGCACCTTTTGTTGCAGGCCTTTGTTTTGAAAACTTCATGACAAAACAGGGAGATTTGTGTAATGTTAGACAACCTCCTTCTCATGTGGTAAAATATACTCCAGGAAGTCCCGAAAATGCTTGCTATAGGGATGGAATCTTCTATCCAAGATGTAAAGATCTAGAAAATCCACAAGTTCTTCATTATCACAATTTATTATTAAAGGAGAGACAATAATGGCTTTATCTGAAAGTGTAGAACAAAGTTTAAAAGAGGCAGAAGCATCTTTAAGAAATGCCTTATCTTATGCTGCACGTCAAGAAAAACCTTTCGTTGCTAGAGAAATATCATCAATGATTTGTGCCATTGATAATTTAATTAAAGCAGATCAACTTATTGATAAACTTGAAGATAGAATGAAAGGTAAAGGTGATGATAGGGGAATGTTTGGAACTTTCTTTGATTAAGAACTTTTACAACAACCTGAAGACAATATTAAGAAATCTCATATATTGCTTAAATAGTGTTATGATATGCACATAAACTTGGGAGCAAAATCTTATGACCCTTTCATCTGGAAAGAATGACAAACTTACTGAAGATGAGTGGAAGGAAATGGATGCACTCAGAAAAGTAATTAAGCAAGCACCACAGACAGTTCACCCAGATAAAATGGAACAGTTCACTGAATACTTGGTGCGTAGTTTAAAGGAAATGGGCAACTAAAAAAGTGTCACAAGGGTGCTAGACATGCACTCTTTTTTCATATATAATGCTTTAAGAATAAACAAACCAATGAACTTCAAAGCAGTATTACTTGCTAGTCTAATTGCGGCACCTATTCCTGCTTTAGCACAACAGACTAATATCTATTCTGTCTGCACAAATTATCAGGAAAATTATGCCCCTGGATATTATGACCAGTATGGTAATTATGTGCAAGGAAGAGTAAGCACGGAAAGATATAATGTTCAGTGCGGAACTGGTACGTATTATCGTCCAAATGGTGGAAATGTATATCAATCACCAGTTTCTGCTCCTATTACACAACCTAGACGCTATTGCACTCCTGCAAGAACAACTCTTGGTGGTCTTCTTGGTGGTGGTATTGCAGCTGCTGTATCTAAGAGAGATGCCTGGAGTTGGGCAATTCCTCTTGGTGCAGTTCTTGGAACAGGTGCAGCAAATGCCACTTGTTACTAACTGGGCCCTTGAGATTGTCCATTTAATATAACATTCAATTCAATGACTAATCGCCTTTCCTGGGATCAAGTTTTTCAAAATGCGCTCCCTTCAACAAAGAAGGGTGTTTTTTATGTAAATAAACAGATTGAAGAACTCATTAGTTTGAATCCTATTGGTTTCTATCAATATACGAAAGAATCTGAGTACAATAAGAACTCATATAAGTGTGGTCAGTCTGGTGTTAATGTTCTTGATCGAATTGCAGATCAAAGAGGACCATCTGAGCGTGAACCTTTTCTGATTGTAGGTTTTGTTCCTTCTGATCTTGCTCTTAAAAGTTCAGAAGATCAAAGGATTTTGAACGAACTACATGAACAAGAAAAATGTACTTGGTGTCATAGGCTAGATCCTAGTGATACTACAAAAGAATGGGCAATTTATCCTAATGACAATCCTGAAGAAATCTGGATTGAGTATCTGAACAATGACATCAAAAAAAGAGATGCCAAACTAACTATTTGGCAGCAAGAAGCACTAGATAAGTTTATCTCTTTGCTTGATGAAGATAAGCAAAAGATCATGGCAGAACTTGCTGCAAGGTTTGGTAAAACTTTGCTGTATCTTGCTCTATTTGGACAACTGGAAGAGCAAGTTATGGTTGTTGGATCTTACTATCTGACAGCACTTTCTTCTTTCAAAAAAGAGTGCTATCTATACGAACAATTCTCCAATTTTGTTGTTCTGAATCTTTATTCAGACTCTTTTCAGTCTGATTTTTCATATAATCTTTCTCAAGGAAAGAAGATCGTAGTTGTAGTTTCTCTCTGTGGAGATAAAACTGGAAATAGCTTGCGAAATGATAATGCACGTTTCTTGAGCGATTTTTCTAACAAAATTACTGTTATTGATGAAGCAGATTATGGTGCTCATACGAAAAATTGCGTTCCCTTTGTAAATCTGATTGGTAAGGGTGCTCCTATCATTCTGACGACTGGAACTAACAGCGAACGTGCAAAAGGTGAGCATAATGATGTAGATGCTTTCTTTAAGGTTACTTACCTTGACATGCTTATGAAAGCATCCATGAGTCCTAAACTTCTGAACGAAATTAAGTATGCTCGCGCAGTAGAGTTTGAGAAGAATCTTGCTCAAGTAAGGTTCTATCGTTATTCTTGGGGATCTTTTATTCAACATCTAGATCAACATGAACTAAAGTACAATCCATCCTTTACAAAAGCATCTAAGAATGTAAATAAGAACCAAGGATTTTGGATTGGTCTCTATAAATCTCTGATTGGCTCTAGTTCTATTCTTGATGCTAATGATTATTGTCTTTCTAATTGTATTGAAGGCGAACCTAACTGCGTTATGCAATTTGTGAGTATGACAAATGCTCAGATGGAAAAACTTGGATCTCTAACTAAATCAATTCTCAACACTCTTTATGAAGTTGTTGTTGTGAATGGTAATGAAGTAAAAGGAGAATATGCTGAACAATATGTCAAGGATGTTATTCGTTCAGCAAAAATGAAAGGAAAGAAGGTATGGATCATTGCATCACAAATGTGTCAGCGTTCTTTCAGTATTCCTGAAATCAATGTTGTTCTGCTCACCTATGATAATGGTGAAGTTGGTGCAACAGTTCAGAGGATGAGTCGTGCTCTGACAGCAGGTAATAGTGAGAAAGTTGGGCATATCATTTCGCTTTCCATTGATGGAAATCGTGATGACAAAATTGCACCAATGATTCTTGATGCTGCAAAACAAGTTGCAGAACATGAGAGTATTGATATTGTTACTGCTCTCAAAAAAGTTATGAAGAGCACCCCTATCTTTCAAATGGGTGAAGATGGATACAATGCTGAATTGAGTCATGATGAATACTCTAAGGAGATCTTTTCCTCTAGTAGTTCTCATCGAATCATGATGAATAATGATCGTCTCATGTATGATGGTTGCCTTGATGAAATTGATTTTGATTTTGTAGAAAAACTAGAGTCCACCAAAGTAGAAAATGATTTTAAGAAAGGTAAAACTTTCTTAGATTCTATCAAGAAATCTAGTAATGGTGAGAGTAGCGAAGAGCAAACAATTATCAATCAAAGACGCAACAAACTGAAGCAAATCACTGATCGTACTGCATACTGTGCAAGGGAAGTTCGCAAGCATAAAAAGGACATGAATCTTGATACTTTCGTGAAACTTGTTGAAACAAATACTTTTGTTTCAAAATCCATTGGAGTGACCCCTCAGGAGTTTAGACTGCTACTTGAGCAAAAATATCTGGACTCTTCTCTTCTTTCCATGTACGTTGGTTGCGAATCGTGAATTATCTAACCACAGAACAATTTAAAACCCACTTTAAGTTTGAGGGTGAGACTGTCATCATCTCTCCTAATGTTGCGATGATTGCTAGTTTTATTGGAGAGGAGTTTGATACTTGTTTTGAACCATACAATGCAACATCAAATCATCAAAAGTACGATACAGTTTTGATTGATATTATTGAGGATCAAAAGTATCCCCATTCCAAGGCAAAGCATGAGTTTAATTGGTTAATCAATTCACTGTTATTTGCCAAAAAGGGTGGAAGTGTGGTCGCAAAGATTCCACATAAGATTCTATCCCAAATCTCTCAAATCAAAGATACTGCTATTGAAACTGCGACTGTTTACAGTGATTATGCAATCGTAAAGTTCTTGAAATCGAATGATCACAATTCTACTGTTGTTCATTATGGCAATAGTGTTGTGCAAATTGATTCTAAGAAAGTTCCAATTCTTTCACAAAATAAAGAAGAATACTATTCTTATTTTCAGTCAATGTCTGATCAAGATTCTTTTGATTACATCAGCTTGACTGCTGGTGGTAAAAAGAATTGTCGCCAACAATTTAATGATCGCGTTAATTGGAATCCTAATCGAGTGATCTGTGTTTCTACTGGTGCTGATAATCGACGTATTGATAATGGTCTGAAGTTTTACACTTTTGATCAAATTGCAGACATAAATCGTGCAGTCGATTGTTTCTATGTCCCTGAAGATGTTGATTTTGAATCATTTGTAAATACGCTGGACAGTAAGAAGTTTCTTTGCTTCTTGTCCAGTGTCTGCTATAATAACTATCAGACATTCAATAAAGTGTTCAAGAAAAAAGTATTCAATAAAAAGATCATCGAGTTCTGCAATGAAGAGTGACTATTATATTGAGAAGGTTGAAAGGAAGGAAGTAGAGCATCTTCTTCTCACTTATCATTATCTCAAAGATCATTCCAAAACATTTAGATCAGGACATCAATATGCACTCTTTAAGGGTGATCCTGATTGTATTCTGAGACCTGTAGGAACTTGTGTGGGTGCTATTGTATTCACAGGTATTCCAGTTCCTGAGATTGCTGTATCTGCATTTGGTCTTGCTAGAGATGATCAGGATGGATTGTTTGAACTTTCTAGGTTATGCATCCACCCAGATGTTCAGGCAGAGGAGTATAACATCACATCTTGGTTTGTATCAAAAGCAATCAAGCAGTTTCGAAGAGATGTAGATGTAAGGGCTATTCTTTCCTATGCTGATGGAAAGTTTCATAAAGGTGTAATCTATGCTGCATCAAACTTCAAATATTATGGGATGACATCTGCAAATGTTGCAGACTTCTGGGTACTCAATGATGATGGAACTTATACCAAAAAGTCTAGAGGTGGTGGCAAAGGTCTGAAAGGTGAGTATCGTAAAAGAAGTCAGAAACATAGATTTCTTATGGTTTTCGATAAATCTCTAAATGTCTATTGGAAAGAAGAGAAATGGGTGAATCCTGCTAAGAAGGAAGAACTGGGCCCCTGAGATTGTCCCTATAGTATAAGCACAACTCTGAAATGGCAACCCGCTCACGAATTGGTATCGAACTTGCTGATGGTTCTATACTCTCTTCTTATCATCATTGGGATGGTTATCCCGAATGGCTGGGTCGTATTCTCAAGACTCATTACAACACCAAAGAGAAAGTTTCTGAACTGATTGATGGTGGTGATATGAGTTCCTGTTGGACTGAATCTGTCTGGGGTAATGTTCGCCCTGATCTTGGTTATGGACCTGAGTATTATTCTGCTCGCGGCGAAGATTGCCCGCCGCGTCTTGATAAAGACCTTGTAGAGTATCTTCTTCCCGAGAATGGTGAAGAGTATCACTATGTCTTCCGTAACGGTGAATGGGTGTGCTATAATATGAACTGTTACGAACAAAAACTTCCTGAAATCGTTGAGATTCCTTCTGCTGCTCTCGCCGTATGAATAAGAAATATGTAATCTCTGGATTGATTGGTTTTGCAGTCATTCTTGGTTGGAATATCTTTCTAATCCAGCGTGATGATGCTCTCTATAAAGCATACTATCGCCAACAAGCAATTCAGCAAATAAAATGAGTATTGGAATTGGCATAGCAATCTACACCGCATTGGTTGCATTTGTATCATCCATTATGGTATATTACTTTAAGGTAATGTACCCACGCGAAGAAGCACAACTTAAGGAGAAATCCAAATGATTCCACAACGACTCCGAGACCTTATCAAACAAGCAGAAATGGACAAAGTAGCAGAAGAGTTCTGGAAAGAAATCGAACGCGAAGCAGCACGCCTTGAAATTCCGGTTGATTACTATTTGGCCGAGTTCTATTGATGACTTTTCTACTTGGTATTGGACTAGGTTCTCTACTCACAATCGGGACAGCATTTATCTTTGCTGCTGATAAAAACATTCTTGACGAAGGCGACGAAAACTACTACAATTAAGGAGTAACTTACAAACAACAATGGCACAAAAGTTTCTTTATCTGGTTGATCACTATATTCCTTTTCCTTCTAGTGAATATGGTGGACTTTGGAATGTAATTGCTGAAGATGACGATGAGTGTTTTGATCTGATTGCTGCAGAAGATGATGGAAACTTCTATGAACAGCATTATACAACTCTTCGTGAAAATGTATTAAATGCAAGAACTTATGCTCTTGCCGAAGATGTAGAATCTGCAGTAGTTGAATCTTTTACAACCTGATGACTCACCACGTTGCTCACACCAATCAAATGGTGTCTGATTTGAAGAAACAGTATCAAGAACGTATTGAACAACTGCAAAGTAAAATTGCAGAACAAGAACACGAGATCTCACAACTGCAGAAGCAAATTGAGTATATGTCGCGTGATAAGTTCTATGACTGTTGAAGTTCCATCTCTCCCCTACTCTGCTCCTGAAGGATATTATTATGAATGTGAAGAGTTCAAGCGAAATGTGGTTAGTATTTGGTTATGCAACACTCGCAAGTTTGTCTATAATAATGGTGCTCCAACCAGAACTATACACTCCTTCTACAATACCAAAACCAGAGAGTATTTCGCCCCCATCAATAGTAAAACCATCGGTGCTTGTGTAAATATCAAGGAAACGCGAAATTATACAGCAATGCCAATCAAACAAACTGCATTAGAAGCTTGCTTTGTATGACTTACGAACCACAAATCAACGATTATGTAAAATGGACTAAAGGTGTTGAAGGTTGGGTTTATTTTAAGGACAAAGAGTATATTACAATAGAGTCAGCAGTTCGCCCAAAAGATGAAGAGAATTATCTCGCTTGTTCTATTCATAAGAATGAGCGAGTTCTTGTAATTTGTTACCATAATCAATGGAATCAGTTAGAGTATGTTAGATCAAGAGAATCAGTCTATGAAGAAGAGAATGACGATGTGGCGATTGTGGTGTAAAGCGTTGGGCGAAAAGGCAGGCAAAAATGACAGAGAAGCAGACAACATTGCTCATATACGGACTTTTATATTCTTCACTTATCTCATTACTAATATATTCATTTGTGCGGGAGTCATAAGACACTGGAATGATGAAACTAAAATAGAAGTTTATGTGCAAACTTCTGCTAGTCCAGAGTATGAAACTGCTCCCCTGATGAGAACCAATCGAAACTATGAATTTGAGTGAAACTGGGCCCCTGAGATTGTCCCTATAGTGTAAGCATAAAGCAAATTATGGACTGCTTTGATGACATTCAAATTGAAGAAACTCCTGGATTTGATTTCATTGAAAAGGATCTGACTGAACTGATTGAAGAATCTAACAACTTCAATATCAACGAATATCTTAACTCCAACTACGATTATTGATCATGACTGACACTGTGAACGTTCTGCCTCACATCAACGAACTGAAAGATGCTTGGCGTCGTCAAGATTTTAAGTTCACAAAACAACAACAAGAAGAATACGATCTTTTGATGATTGCTCGACGTGAACGTGTGAAGCATTTTTATGCCGAAGGTCGTGTATTCAAAGGTTCATATAAAGCAAAGGATGATGACATCTAAATACTAAAAAGAGTTTAGTAGATTACAATGCGGACATTTCAGGAGTTCATGTCTCTTTGCGAAGCAACTGGAGATACCTATGATGCAGAGTTTCGCTCTGGTGCTCAAGTCATTAAGACTGGAGAAGGTGGAAGAACTGGAAGGCTTCGCAGAAAGACAACTCCTGAGATTCGTAGAACAAAGAGAATTGGTGGTGGAAAGACTGCACCTGTAGTTCAGAAACCCCGCAAAGATATTGGTAAGAAACGTGAATCCACGATTGAAGCACCAAAGCAAGAACGTGGATCCGCAAGAGAAGCACAATTAGCAGCAGCAAAAGCAGAGAGAAGAAAAGCTGCTCAAGCAAGAATTGCTGCTAAGAAATCTGGAGAAAAACCAGAAGCAGCAAAAGCAAAAAGCAAAGAATTGGCATCAAAAGCAACTGAACTGCTGAGAAAGAAAGCAGCAGCACCTAAACCAAAAGCAGAACCAAAAGATTCTAGATTCTCAAGTTCTAGAGACCCTGAGGATCATATGATCAAGGGCAAATATAGTCGTGAAGAGAAGAAGAAATTGGTAAGAGCTGGTAAGAGACTTGTAAAAGATATTCAGTCTGGAAAAGAGAAACCAGCATCACACTATAAACCCTGATACTTACTGGGCCCCTGAGATTGTCCCTGTAGTATAACAACGACACTCAAACAACATTATGCTCTGGCAAGATCGAAATGGTAACTGGTTCAGCACTGTTTCTCCCATTGATGCTAAGATCGAACGAGCAATGATCGAAGCAAACGCTAACAAAGTTTGGGAAGAAAAAGAGCGTTCTGGTGATTGGCTTTTCGATGAAATGTTTGGAGGTTGATTAAACCTCACTAGCACCCTTCACAATCGCCTGGAAGGGTGCTATAATGTCTTTTAGATACTAAACCACTTAACCAAGTTAATTTCCTCTGGGCCCCTCAGAGTGTCCCTTTATTAGATAATGCAATCCATGAACATCCAACTCCGTCCGCATCAAGAACGTGGTGTTGCTGCTATGCAACAATATGATAAAGGTCAGATCATTGTTCCTACTGGTGGTGGAAAAACTCTGAAGATGATCTACGATGCTCTGCGCGAGTTGCAGTCTGAAACTCCCCAGACCATTGTTGTTGTTGCTCCTCGCATCTTGCTTGCTGAGCAACTCTCTGCTGAGTTTCTGGAGTTCATCACCAATGCAAAGGTTTTCCACGTTCACAGTGGAGAAACTTCCCACGAATCTTCTACTCGTCCCTATGAGATTCGTCGTTGGGTTGATGCCAACGCTGATAATCATCGCCTGATTTTCACTACTTACAACTCTCTGTCGCGTCTTCAAGTGGCAGGAATTGATGTGGATACGATCTACTTTGATGAGGCACATAACAGCGTTCAGCGTCACTTTTTCCCTGCAACTGAGCACTTCTCTGCTAATGCAAATCGTGCTTATTTCTTTACTGCAACTCCGAAACATTCTCTTGCTATGGGTAAACCAGGCATGAATGATGTGGATGTTTATGGTCAGGTGATCTGCAAAGTTCCTGCTCCTGAACTTGTCGAAGGTGGTTACATTGTACCCCCTAAAGTTATCGTCAAGCAACTGGAGATGGTTCAAGGCAAGCAGACCAACTTTGACCGCGATGCAGACAATCTGCTGGAAACGATTGATGAGAACTCTGTAGGCAAGATCCTGATCTGTGCTAAGGCAACCAAGCAAATTGTTGCTCTGGTGTCTGAAACTGATTTCTGTGCTGAACTAGAGCAACGTGGTTACTCTTGGATGTACATTACTGCTAAGACTGGTGCAGTTATTGATGGTCGCAAAGTGAACCGCGAAGTTTTCTTCGATACTCTATCTGCATGGGGTAAGGATAACGACAAGAAGTTTGTTGTTTTACACCATAGCATCCTTGCTGAAGGTATCAACGTCAGCGGTCTGGAAGCAGTATTGTTCCTCCGTAACATGGACTTCATTGGTATCAGTCAAACCATTGGCCGTTGCATCCGTTTGCATCACGATGATGCTCAAGGTATGCGCGATGGACGTATTGAACCTGGTAACCTTGCACAGTATAGCAA